TACCTGATTGATTGACCCCATACGAATAGTAGAATGATTTGATAATTCAATAACTTTATCTTTTGCATTATCTCTCAATACTTCTAAATCAAAGTGTTTAATTAGTTGTCTTTGTAAATCAAAAGAAATTTGTGATAATGAGTAGTTAGGCGACATAAGTAAAACATTACAGTTTGGAACTAGAGTGACTAACTGACCTATAATATTTGCAATGTATGTTTTGCCCTGTCTACGAGAGACAGCTGCACATACAAAACGATATTTAGGATTATTGATTGCATTGATAATTGCATGCTGTGAAGTATTAGGCGTAATACCTAATAGCTCAAGATACCCTTCCATGGGTAACTTGATAAATCTTGATTGCTCTTGAAAAGCCATCAAGTTATCGGATACTATGTCTTTTCTACTAATCTCTATCAATGTATAATCTCGTCAGTAAAAAAATTATCTAGTGAATCCTCGTCCAAGAGTCCATGCTCTTGCGCTTTGTGATATAAGTATAAATACGAAGCTGATAATTGCTTGAACCTAGCCTCAGCTTCTGATAGTTCTCTATATTCTTCTTTCTTAATAAAAGTTGTTAGAAACTTTGTTGCATGTACCATGCCTTCATCTAACCAAAGTTTTTGTCCGCTTTTTGTTTGCATTATCCTCTGCTCCTTCTTCTTCTAGTTGTTTTTCGTCTTCTTTTTATACCTTTCACATGCTTTTGGGATTTTGGTGGTCGCTTCTTGCTTCCACCTTTTCCTGCCCAAAAGACTTTGTTTGCCCAGTAAGCTGCTGAAGATTTACCCTTACGAATATTCTTAGCGTGTCTTGCTTTGAAACTTCTTCTAGCTTCTGGACTATAATTATGACCCATGCCTTGCGCTCCGAATCTAATTATTTTTATTTTACCACCAACTCTTACAGCAACAACTGCTTTTTTGGTTTTGTGGTTAGGCGTTCTTTTTGGTTTGTTTAAACCTGTAAGTCCTGCTCTTTTTAACCTAGCTTTCTCTGCTGCTGTAAGTGCCATTATCTTCTACGCCTTCTACCTGGAAATCTAGCTCTAGGTGGATTTTTAGTTTTTCCATATCTAGGTCCTATTCCCTTTGGAGATGCAGAATATAACATTGCTCCAACGCTATGTGGACTTTTAGTATTTACTAATGCTCCAGCTGCTGCGTTCATATCTCTGGTTACTCCTCTTTTGAGGACATGTTTTCGGATTTTTGAAGTATTGTGTCTACTTGGTCCGCTTAAAAATTTACCAGCCATTATTTTCTCCTTCTTTTTCTCAACGCATTTTTATACGCTTTGTGAGAACTCCCTGGCATGAATCTCTTGGCCTTTCCTCGACCATGAGAGTGTATGCCTTTTAATCCCAGTCTAGTGGCAGCTTTTCTTGCTGGCCCTGCTGATTTATAAACATGTTTATTTCTTAAAAATGCTGCGTGCTTTCTTTTATTAATCATTTCCTACGCCTTCTTCGAGTAGTCTTTTTCTTTTTTCTACCTCGCTTAGCAAATGTCGAAACGTTTGTTGGTTTGCCTCCTGGATTACCTGCTTTTCTTTTTCTTCTAACAGCAGAACGAATTTGTGATTTAGTCATTCTTGCAGCTTTACTAGCAGGTACACATTTAGGGTAGCCTCTTTTACTCTTTCTTGCAGATTTTCTACCGCAAGGAGCATATCCTCCACCTTTCCGTGGTCTGGATATATCTACCCAGCCTTCTTTGAACCATTTTGTTAGTCCGCCTTGATATTTAGCCATTTTGTGTTTTTTCTTCAGCTTCCATCATTTTATCTTTGATATCTACTGAACCGTCCCAGTTTTTGTCTTTGCCTGTAACAATATTCCAAAACTGGAGAAGTGTTTTTTTGATATAATCTATCATCTTCTTTTTACTCCCATTCTGAAACGTCCGCCTCGTTTCTTATAAGTTCTTACTAACCACCCATTTGCATATGCGGAAGGGTATACCTTAAACTTTCTCTTTGCTTCAGCTTTTACTCTAGCATATAGAGTTGGGTTTGTTGGTACTGGCCTCTTTTTAGCGGCCTTTCTTTTTCGTCTTCTTCTTACGACCATGTGCTTTCCTTAATCCTGCTTTTGCAGACTTGAAGATTGATGCGACTGTTTTCTTTCCCATCACTCTTGCTCGTTGTTCCCCTACAGTTAGTATCTGTATCTTTCTTGCATAAGATTTACGAACTCTTTTAACTTTTCGTACTGTTGCTCTGGCATCTTTTGCAGTAGCAAACTTTATTCGTACAGTATCTTTTGGATTCTCATCAGTGTAAAGTCTTCTTCCAGAACCCTTAGGTTTTTTACCTGTTCCTTTTCTTGGGTCTCTTCTTTTTCGGCGCTTTACCATTTAATTCATATCCTCCTTCTACTGCGTACAAAAGCCTCACCATTTTACGGGCTGAGGCCTTTGATTTAGCAGTGGCTCTCTTGTTGAGCTTTTTGCCAGATTTTTTGTAGACGGTCTTACCCCTTACTACATAAGGCATTTACTTATCCTTTGCTTTTCCGACATTCAATGCAAACCAGTCTAAGACTGTATACATCTTCTTAACTATACCATCGTCTACAGGTGTCGGTGTTATTGCCGCAACTGCTGAAGCACCCATGACTATCCATGGTACTACTTTCACGATAACTATAATCCATTGTAAAAATTCTAACATAAGTTATCTCCTTACTTTGTATCGTCCACCCCGTTTCTGGCGTTTACAATACTGCTTTTGCGAAAACCCCTTAGGGTTTGCACAGTTTATTTTGCGTTTCCGCTTCATAGACCATCGCTTACGCATAGTCCAAAAACTTGCCTAAAAACCCATCTGTGTCGCCATCTTGCATCATAGATGTTTTGCCATCATAGTTTGGATTTAACCATGGTAGCCCAGTTTTCATTCCGTTTTGAATTCTTATTAACTTCACAGGATCTCCTGCTAGTCTATATACTTTTTTAGTACTCACATCAATAATATATAGTCCTCCGAATTTTCCTTGTGAATTTTCAAATTTTTGTGCCTCTGCATAGTTCTTAACTGTAACCGTTAGTAGTGGAGTATCTGGTCTGTACTTAGTATGTACAACTTCATGTGGTGTATTCCAACCAATATCTCCTTGTGCGCTTATTGCTTCTAGTGCACAATCGACTATCAGAGTGTGATGATGAAAGTAAACTATGAAAGAGTTGTAAGGGTTGCCTGTATAACTGTCTTTTTTGTTTGCAACAGTACGATAACTAAGAAATCTAGCTCCCATGTTTCTTCCATTTCTATAAGCTATTCTAGCTTCTTGTATACTTCTTATCATATTTTTAAAAGGTCGGAGAAGAGACCCCTCGATTTTTCTTCCCGTGTCATGAATAAAATCATGCAACTTTATTTAGTATAAGGTCATCTTCTCCTAGACTTGTATCACCTCCTTCGAAGCTCTGTCAAAAACTGTCTGTCCTGTTGTATAATAATAGGACGATGAGTTTGTCTATTACCACCTTTTGTGTAAGTAGGGTGTGACCACAAGTATTCGCATTTATCTTGTTTGTCATTCCTTTCTTCTACAAACTCGTCTAGTTCATCAACAGACATCTCGGTGGTGTAAACTATTGCGTCCCATTCTTTAAGACTCCAATTTTGCTCGTTTAACTTGAGAATATCTCTATCAAACTTTGTTATTTTTACCCTGCCATTGCAGTAACTTTCGAAACTCCAAGGGCAAACATTTTTAATGGAATGAAAGTATTGAAACCAAATAGATTTATCCTCTACTGCTTCTTCTTTTCTTTCCACCTTTCTTTTTCTTTCCGTTCTTTTTCTTCTTTTTGCCCATGCCTTTTTGCTTGGCAAGGATAGCCCGTTGTAAGGCTTTAGGTAATTTCTTTTGTTTAGCTGTTAACGCCATCTCTACTCCCTAAGTCCAACGAGGAGGTTCCTCGGGACACTCCGCCCATCGTAACTTAGTTTTGAGGGGCATAAAACACATACAGATTTTACAGGTTTTCCAAAACTTCATATAGTTTGGACACTTCTGACAAATCTTCAATCTGTCTTCGTGAGCTAATTTCTTCTTCACTTTCTTAGTGATGGTGGTAGTTTAGCTCTTCTTTTTCGTTGTAAGTTTTTCTTACGGGCAAGTAATTTTTTAACTCTTGCTGATACTGGATTTTCTGGTTGTTCTTCCGCTGCTCTTTCTAAAGCGTTCTTTAACTCATCAGCCATTTTATTGCCTCTTCTTCACTTGCAAATTTGTGCTTGACTCCTTGTAAGTTTACAGCGAACCAGTCTCCTCTTTTGCAATAAATCTCACCATCATATTTAACTTGTTTTACTTCTGGTGATTTAGAAATATCTTTCTTTTCATAATCTACTTTCATATTTTCTCCTAATGAATAGTTAATAGTGTAACTATTAAACCTGCCATGAACAGTATAATTGCTGCCGCTCCTGACATGAGATAAGTGTCTAACTTATTTAATCTTTCTTCAATTTCGTCAAAACGATTAAACGCAGTTTTCCATCTCTCAGCCACTACGGTCTCTATCTTAGCTAAATCAATCCGTATCTTGTTCATTTCGTCATCTGACATTGTTGTCTCCGTTTCCATTGTGATATTTTCACATGATTAATTATAACAAAAATCCTACCTCCTGTCAAGTACTATTTTCGTATGGTATAGATTTTTACAGGTTCAGACTTACCTTTGACAGTTACTTCGTCAAGATAGTCATATTCATAACCATCAACCAAACTGTACTCGGATATCACATTGTCTACATCATAGTTTTTGCAACTTGATTCTAACCTAGCAGCCAGATTGACACTATCGCCAAGGACGCTGTAATCAAAACGATTGCTGCTTCCAAAGTTCCCGACGACACATAGCCCCGAGTTAATTCCCGCTCCTGTATTAATCGTATCCAAGCCTTCTTCTCTGAGTCTTTCATTTAATTCCTCCAAAGCTACTCTCATTTCTACAAGAGCAGCAGTTGCATTTTGTTTATGGTTTTCATCT